CCTCAATATTTGGTACAGGTTTAAGAAGTCGAATCCCGATAACGAGTATTCTAAGATTCTTCCAGACATTATTTATTTTGAAGGTGATAGGAAACGATACTGGAACAGAGATGACGTCTGGAAACTTGTTGAATTCAAAACAAGTATTCCTCAGGGTAGAGGTGGAATCCTGGGAAATGAGACTCAAAAATATTACAGAAAGAAAGGAAATAAGAAAGATGGCAAGAAAAAAGTTACAGGTAGTAGAAGAAGTTAATCTCGAAGAACTGATCACCAAGTACGCAGACGATAAAGAACAGCTAGATAGCTGGAAGAAGGTCTGTGACGAAGAGAACTCTAAAATTAAAGATGTTATGGTGAACGACGATAATTTATGTACTGAAGATGGTAAGAAATGGGTTAAGAAATGTGGATCCGTCATCGCGACTGTAACAATGAAAAAGAAGGAAACAGTAAATGAGGATAAGCTTTTAGGCATTATTCAGTTGATGGGTATTCCTGGAATTATCAAGACAAAAGAATATGTCGACATGGAAGCATTAGAAGCTGCTATGTATCGTGGAGAACTTAACAAGGATCAGTTGCTTCAGCTGGATACCTGTCGGGAAGTTAAATTTAGTCCCGAACTTCGTATCTCAAAGGCAAAGGAGGATAAATGATGTATGTTAACCCGTTTTTAGCTGGCGTTTTAACCACGTTATTCGTTGAATTAACCGTCTTATTTGTTGCGATAGTACATTATAACTGGAGGAAGAAAAAATGAGTAAAAAAGCCGAATATAAGCCGTTAGGGAAGGTAGATAGAATCGCAGTTACAAGCAGAGCGTCTGTGAAGGTAGGCGAATCCTTCTATACAGTAGAGTATCACGAGGAAAGAGTTATCCCGGACTTGCCTGAGGTAAATATCGAACAGGAAAGGAAAGTTCTTTGGGATACCTGCAACGCCGAATGCGATAATCAGATCGAGGACATTCTAAAAACTTATAAAAATTGAGTTTGTGGTCATTGTAATATATGAAAACGTCATATATTATATAAGAGTAGTTTCTACTACAGACAAGTGGCTTGGACTACCGCACCAGTCCCGGCTGGTGAATATCGGAACAAGCCACAGAAGATGGCTCTTATACAATGGGAGGTGCGGCCCGGAGTGTAAGAGCCATTTTGTTTTGGAGGGTTATATGAAATTTTCAGTATTGGGTTTTAATCAGAAAAAAGTAGTTGAAGAAACAAATCTAAATCTTAATGATCTACTTATACTGCTCTACATTAGAGGAGCAGCTTCGAGTAGTTCTATGGAAAAAAAGTATAACGAGAGTGATAACCAATTATATGTGTGGTTAAGTCATAAAAAGGTTTTAGAAGATCTTCCTATCTTAGGAATTCAATCTTCGAGACTGAAACAAATCTTATCTAATCTCTGTGAATCAGGATTTCTAAAAACAATTCAGGTATGCAGCTCAAACAAGCGTGGCAGTAAAAGCTACTATGCAACAACTGAAAGGGTAGATGAACTGTTATACGATATTGATGAAGGACCAGGTGGAAAAAATTCTACCCGGTCAGGTGACGAGGTGGAAAAAATTCTACCCGGTCAGGCAGGACCAGGTGTAAAAAATTCTACCTCAGATAGTAAATTAGAAAAAACAGATAAAGAATTAAATATAGATAATAATAAAAATTTCAACTTTGGTCATTCTCATTCTAGAACTAAAGAAAAGAAACCTAATCTTTATCAACAGTACATGCATCTTATTAACAGTAAAGTGGATGATAACGAAATTCGCATATTGTTGATTGAATGGCTAAATATGATGCTTGAAATATATAGTGCAGAAAATAAGACATTGTATCTTAATGTACTAAAAGGAAAATTGAGTATGTTAGATGATTTTGATATCAAAGATTGGAAGGAAGTTATTAAGTTCAATATACAAAAAGGCTATCGAGGATTTTATCCGCTTCCAGATAATAAAGGTTACAGTAAGAAAAGCAACGGTTATGTAGATGATATTCCTGAAGGCATTAACGGAACACACGAACATTATGAAGGGGACCACTCACTGAGTGGGTTGTATTTCTAACTATGAGAGAACGGTGTTTATACAAAGACGTATGCATGAATGAATGCAGTCAATCTTGTATCCGGTTCCTGGAAATGGACTATTTGCTAGAAGGAAGTGGGATACCTAAGAACAAGCAAAAGATAAATAAGTTGCAACCGGATAATGTAGATATAGAAGCATTTCATTTCCTAGCAGGCATAAGAGATGATATCGTTAACTTTGTTAATAACGGAGAGTGCTTGTATATATACAGTGAAAATTGCGGCAACGGTAAGACTACATGGTCTATCAAAATGCTTTTACAGTATTTCAACATGATATGGTCCGGTAATGGTTTTAGACATAGAGGAATGTTTATTAACGTACCTTATTATCTAATGACTTCGAAGGACTTTAATAACAAAGAGGCAGCACAACAGATAGAAGCAATACGAAATGCAATTAGGAATTTAGATCTAGTTGTATTCGACGATATATGTGCTATGAAGCTTTCGGATTATGATAACGCTAATCTATTAACATTGATAGATGTGCGTATCCTGGAAGAAAAGGCAATGATATTCACTGGAAATGTTGCTCCAGAAAAACTTAAAGATCGAATCGGAGAACGATTGTCGAGCCGTATATGTTCTGGAACATTAGTAGAACTAAAGGGAAAGGACAGGCGGGCACAATGGTAGAACTCCAGATCATCTCAAAAATACTGCAGACCCAAAACATCGCTATATTAGAAGACAACCTTTTAACCGAGGAATACTTTGTTGAATATGGAGATGAGATTAGGTTTATATTAGACCATAATAAGAAGTATGGTACTCCTCCGGACAAGGCAACATTTATATCTAGGTTTCCTATTGAGTTGGTTGAAGTAGCAGAATCGGATAAGTATCTCGTAGATACTATCCGGGAAGAGTATACATACTATAGATCAACTCCAGTTTTACAACACGCGGCAGAGTTGTTGAAAACGGATTCTAACGCAGCAGTTGAATATATGATCAATGCACTGCGTGACTTACATCCGGATTATCGTCTAGGCGGTACAGACATTATCAAAGACGCTAACGAAAGATATGAACAGTTTGTAGAACGTAGACAGCATCAGGATGAATGGTTTTTTACAAGTGGCTTTGAAGAACTGGATACTTTAATACACGGTATACAGAGAGGTGAAGAATTATTTGTACTGTTTGCAAGAACCAACCAGGGTAAGAGCTGGGTACTTGAAAAGATGTGCGCTCATGTGTGGCAGATAGGTTTTAATGTAGGTTATATATCTCCGGAAATGGGTGCTAACAGTATTGGATATAGATTTGATACCTTACATAAGAACTTTAGCAATAAAGGTTTAATGTGGGGTAAGGATGGAGTAGACGAAGAGAAGTACAAAGAATATATACAGGAACTTGCTCAGCATAATAATAAGTTCATCGTCGCAACTCCAGATGATTTTGATAAGAAGATAACTGTATCAAAGCTCAAGAATTGGGTTCAGCAATACAAATTAGATCTAGTAGCAGTAGATGGTATCACATATATGTCCGACGAACGATATAAACGTGGAGATAATAAGACCACCTCACTGACTAATATTAGTGAAGATCTAATGTCCTTAAGCATGGAACTGCAGATACCTATATTGATAGTAGTTCAGGCAAACAGAGGCGGAGTAGTAGATGATCACTCAGATAACGCTCCTGAATTAGAGAATATCCGGGACAGTGACGGAATAGCACACAATGCTAGCAAGGTGTTATCCATTAGACAGTTGAAGAATGGTATTCTTGTTATGGAAGTAAAGAAACAGAGATTTGGAAGCGTTGGCGGTAAACTGTACTATAATTGGAATATCGACATTGGAGATTTTCAAAATGTGACCAGCTACGAAGATTCCGAACCGGTAGAAAAGACAGAACGTAAGACACGGGAAAGTCGTAAACAATATAAAGATAAGGAGGATGTATTTTAAGATGACTGCATACGAGGCAATGGTAACAATTTTAGATATCAATGAGATGTTAGAGGTTCTGAAAGATAATAATTGTGAAGATGAACCGAATATGATGAATTGTAAAATGCAGAATATTCTAGTTAAAGCTAAAGATGTTATCTTAGCAGAAATGGAATCGACTACCTTAGAGGTTTTTAGAGATGATAATCAACGATACAATCTTTAACGCAGATCTTGAAGATATATTACTGGAATTAAGAAATCAGTTACGCATAAATCATATTCAGTATCTGGAAAAAGAGCCTAAGCGCAGCGGTAACAGTTTGCAGATACAATGTCCATATCATGGAGATGGTTTAGAAAAGAAACCTAGTGCTGGTATACGACGAAGTGATGGAATGTTTCACTGTTTTGCCTGTAATGAGGTACATACCTTGCCCGAGGTTATATCGCATTGTCTAGGACATACTGAAGACATCCTGGGAAAAGAGGGATGGAAGTGGTTAGTAAAGAATTTCGCAACATTGCAGGTAGAGGAGAGAAAAGATATTGTTCTGGATTTTAGTCGTTCTAATGGTCATGTGGATATTGTGGATAACAAAACCTATGTGACTGAAGAAGAATTAGATAATTATAGATATTATCATCCATATTGGAGAAAGCGGGGAATAATAGATGAAGGTATTATTGAACTGTTTGACCTGGGTTATGACTGCGATACTGATTGTATTACTTTTCCCGTATGTGATATTGAGGGACATTGTGTCTTCGTTGCTAAGAGGTCTGTCAAAACTAAATTCTTCAACTATCCGGAAGGAGTAGAAAAACCTTTATATGGATTGTATCAACTTTCACAACTCGCAAAGGTTCATCATGGGAATTGGGAACGTGAGATATTTATCTGTGAAAGTATGATAGATTGCATTTTGTTGTGGCAGTATGGTTTCTATGCAGTTGCTTTGAATGGAACTGGAAATGAATTACAGTTTAAGCAACTACGAAAGATACCTTGTAGGAAATATATCCTGGCAACAGATAACGATGTAGCAGGACAAAAGGCTCGCGAAAGAATACGAAAGAACGTAACTGGCAAGCTATTTACTGAGATACAGTTTCCGGATGGAATAAAGGATATAGGCGAATGTAAGGCTGAGATCATCCGTAAAATAAAGGATTTTGAAGTATTTTGAAATTGATTATTGTATTTTGGAATATTATATAGTACAATTACAGAGTAATCAGGTGGGTACACAAGATACCCACAAAACCTAGTAACCCTTGAAGGAGGATTAAAACATGAAGTATCAGAACAAAGAGAATGGAATCATCGCAACAGTAGTAGAAGAGAACGCAAAGTACAAGACCATCACACTTCAGTTCGAAGATGGCAATGTAAGACCTTATTCTATTTCGACCATTAAGCGTCACTGGAAACTCGTCCAGGAAGAACCCACAGAAGAAGTTAAAACTGAAGACGACAAGTATGTTGAGGAAGTAATGCAGCAGAAGAAGGATCTCGGCATTGAATGCCCTCCTATTACAGAGGTACAGATCGTCGAGGAATCCCACCTGGTGCCTATGCCTGGGATTGAGAAACTCGCGGAGCTCAAAGAAGATTACTGCGCTGATGGAACATCCTATGCCGAGGTTGGTAAAGAGATTGCAAAACAGGCTAAGCAGAAGGCAAAGGCAGCCAAGAAGGCTAAGAAAGCTCCTGGACTGAACTTTCAGTTCATTGCAAAGGTTAGTTTACTTGCATCCAGTCTGTATACTGTTACCCAGCAGACTAATAAGGATAAGAACTATCTTATCTTCACTCCAATCGGAAAGAAGACCGGTAAACTGGAAGTGAGAGTTGGTAATGATAGTGTTCATATCCGGTTTAAGTCCAAGAACCTTAAAAAGGGATTCAATCTCGATGTATTTGAAGATGTTAGACATTGTAACCTGGCAAATGATATGGCAGTGGTTATTCCGGCACAGGATGTCGAGAATGATAAATTCACAAGATTACTCGAAGCACTTGCATAAGAAAGGAGAGACAAGACTATGGCAAGATTTAGAGCAGAAGAGGTAAAGAACTATGGTGGTCAGGGAGGCGGAGGCTTCCTGGGATTGGAAGACGACGGCGATGTTGCAAGAGTTCGTTTTCTGTACGACAGTATCGACGATGTAGAAGGTATGTCTGTTCACAGAGTCCAGCTTGGCGTTAAGAAGAACGGAAAACCGAATTACCGGTATGTAAACTGTCCTCGAGAATATAACGATCCTGTGGACGACTGTCCGTTCTGTAAGAACAAGATGCCTGTCCAGGCTAAGCTCTTCATTCCGGTATACGATATGAAGGATAAAGAGACTAAGACATGGGAGCGCGGTAAGACGTTCTTTGGTAAGATGTCCAGTATCTGTTCCAGATATCCTCATCCGGTTGCTAAGGTATTTGAGATTGAAAGACACGGCGCCAGAGGCGATCAGGGTACTACTTATGAGGTATTTCCTCTGGACGAAGGCTTTGACGAAAGTCTTAAGGTAGCAGATTTTCCTCCTAAGACAGATGTCATGGGAAGACTTGTATTGAATAAGTCTAAAGATGATATGGAATACTACTTACAGGAAGGCAGTTTCCCTCCTACTGATGACGATGCGCAGGATGAAGATAATGCACCCTGGGAAGAACAGCGGCCTAGAAGAAGAGGATCCGAAGAAGTCAGCGAACGTCCTAGAAGACGTACACCCGCAAACGGTAACAGAGAGGATGCGTTCTAATGCCACTTTTTGAGATACCTAAAAGACCCGGAAGGGCTAACGATGAAGTAATAGCTAAGCAGCTTAAGTCTACTATGAAGAAACCCTCTGCCACTATAAAAGGTGGCAAGGGTATAGCAGACAGGATTGCTATCGCTAAAGCTAGAGTTGAGCAAAACTTAGGTGGGTATGTAGATAGGTATCAGGTTATTCGAGAAGAAGAACTGTTACATGATTATATCACTGAATGTATAGGCAATGGTATTATTAGCATCGATACTGAGACTGACGGATTAGATCCAATACAGAATCATATCGCTGGAGCTTGTATATATACTCCGGGACAGAAGGGTACATATATTCCTATGAATCATATCTCTTATGTAACTCAGCTTCCTGTAAAAGATCAGTTACCTAAAGAGATCGTCAATCGAGAGTTTCAAAGGTTCCTGGACAAGCATATTGATATAGTTATGTTCAATGCTAAATTCGATATCCGTGTACTACGAAATCAAGTTGATTTACACGATATTTATTCCACCTGGGACTGTTACTTAGCAGCGAAGTTACTCAACGAAAATGAGCCTTCTAGCGCGCTTAAAAAGCTACATCAAAAGTACATTCTAAACGGTAAGACAGACGCATTTACTTTTGAGGAACTGTTTAACGGTATTCCGTTTACAATGGTTCCAATCAATACAGGGTATTTATATGCGGCTAGGGATCCGGAAATTACCTACGAACTTTATGAATATCAGAAGAAGTATCTCCGAGAAGACAATGACCGCGAAGACATGAGAAATATCTATTGGGTATTTAAGAATATTGAAATGCCTTGTGTATCTGTTGTAGCGGATATGGAAGATACCGGAATTGGTTTGGATCTGGATTACTGTAAGCAGCTGTCTGTGAAATATAACGAGCTGCTGAAAGAGAAAGAACAGAACTTCTATAACGAGTGCGACAAGTACAAAGATGAGATAGACGGGTACAGGAATAGATCTGTTAAAACAGAGAGTGTCGGCAAATTGGATAACCCGATAAATATGGGAAGTCCCTCTCAATTAGCGGTGTTGTTTTATGACATCCTTAAGATAGATCCGCCAGATAAGAAAGCTCCAAGAGGAACTGGTGAAGAAATCTTGAAGAAGATGAAACATCCAATCGCTGATGCCGTCCTGGAATACAGATCATTATCAAAGCTTGTTGGTACCTATATTGATAAGCTTCCGGATTGTATAAATCCAAAAGATAAGAGGATACATTGTTCTTTTAATCAGTACGGAGCTAGAACTGGTAGATTCGCAAGTGAGAATCCTAATATGCAGAATATACCGTCGCATAATAAAGAGATTCGCAAGATGTTTGTTGCCAGTCCAGGATATGTGCTTATGTCCAGTGACTTCAGCCAGCAGGAACCTAAATGCTTAGCAGCTTTATGTAAAC